GGTGATTGTTGGTACGGTGGAGGCGCAGGCGGTGGCTTAACTAACGGAGCCTCTCCGAATCTGCCCGGTACTTCAGTGTTTGGCGGCAGCGGCGGGGCAGCCCTTAGCGCAAGTAATGGCGTTGCCGGTTCAGCACCTGGCGGTGGCGGTGGCGCTACACAGACAGGCACTGCTTCAGGCGCAGGAGCGCGTGGTGAGCTACGAATCTGGGGAACATTGTAATAGTCCGTCTTAACCAAGGAGTAGTAAATGTCTGATGAAAACCATGTTCCCTTAACAGATAGCCAGATAGAACACATAGCAGAAAGAGCCGCTAAAGTAGCCTTGGATAAAGTGTACCAACAGGTAGGCCAGAACGTCCTTACAAAGCTCTTGTGGGTAATAGGTGTAGCCTCTTTAGGATTGATGTACTTCCTTGCGGGAGAAGGAGTTTTAAAGCCATGAAGTCTCCTATCTACTTTAAGCCGGGATACAAGTATCAGCTCCAAGAAGACTATGTACATATTTTAATAGGTGGCTGTACGGTTCCCCTGTTTCACCATAGTAAATACATCGTAGCGGTAGGGACAAGAGTAACTGTTAAGGCAGGATACGCATGGGATGGCCCCAGTGGGCCTACTTACGACTCTAAGAGTGCGCTGCGGGCCTCCTTGATTCATGACACTCTATATCAGCTTATCAGCGAAGGTATCCTAGACGATAAGCAGAGAGAAGCAGCAGATAATGAGCTGTATACCACCCTTTTAGAGGATGGAGTGAACAAAGTACGCGCTTACCTCTGGTATCTGGCTGTTCGGGCCTTTGGTGGAGCTTCTAGCACAACACAGACACGGACGGAGGTAGCGCCCTAGTGCCAACTTTATCGTTATCCCCTGATATAGACTTAATGGGTACAGGCGACCCCTTTGCACCCGCCTACGACTCTCCAGAAGCCCCTACAGCCTCTGACGCCATAGGGATGTACAAGGCTGCCAAGAACGTCCAACAGGTCGCCAGCAACGTCAGGGGCCTCTACGAGGCCTCTATGGTGGGTGCTGAGAACATTGCTGCTAATCCGCAGGAGTTCTCTAACCTAGCGGGCTATGACCTGTCTCCTGCGTCATTTGCCGGTGCCGAGCAGCAGATCGCGGGCATGTACGAGAGTCTGGGGATGACACCGCCTACTAACATGGCCCCAGAGACTATGCTTCAGCAGCTAAGCAGCATAGCTACGCAGCAAGCAGCAGCGTCACAGGAACAGTTCTATAGCACCCTGAAAGGTCTGGAACAGACAGATCCGGCAGCCTTCAAAGCCCAACTTAGTGACCTCCCGGTAGCGGATCAGCTAAAGTATGACTTTATGAAGTATACCGCAGGGGAAATAACCAAAGAAGCATATAGCGCCACAGCACTTCAACGCCTATCAGACGCTGGAGTATCTGAGTTCCAAGTAGATGCACAGGGGAACAACAAACAACTTAATCTATTTAATAACTATGGCGGTACAACGTCTAGCGATATAGGGAGTATTGGTGATTACACACACGCTGTTGCAGGCCCGTCTGCTGCTGAAAGACTATCGTCTAACCCAGCAGTTTCCTTGTTTGCTTCCCTTGTTCCAGGTGTTGGCCCATTCCTTAGTGCAGGTCTAGGTGCCCTCAACATGGCTGCTACGGGGAATGTTACCCTAAGCAATGCGCTACAGGTCGCTGGAGGCTTAAGTAAGGGCTTCACGGCCTATAAAGACGCAGGTGGTGTGGCTACCATAGCCGAACAGCAGGCAGCAGAGCAGGCATACGAAGCAGGCTTTAAGGTATTCCAAGAGACTGGGGACGCTACACTGGCGGCTGCGGCTGAGACAGCGGCCCTAAAAGCTACGCAGCCGGGGCTATTAAGTAAGATAGCTGATGTAATAAAGACTGGTGTAAACGTAGCCTCGTCAGTTATCCCTAATCTTCCTGACAGCAATGTGTTTACAGGGCAATACGAGTCCGGCACTGGCGGCATGGTACACCAGATACCAGATACTTCGTCATCTTCCTCGTCTTCTTCTACTAATACCGCTAGTGGTGGTGCCGCAGGCGGTGCTGATCCTAGCGCCTCTAGCGCCCCTAATGCTAACACAGGAACGACCACAACAAGCGCAGCAGCGTCCCCGTGGGTGTACCCTAATGAACAGATACTCACAGATGCCTCTGAGCCTGTTAGCGAGCATACAAACCCTGACGGTTCCATAGTTCTTGTCTACAATGATGGCTCTACCCAGTGGGCTAAGCCTCCTACCGACATGTCCCAGTGGCCCACAGTGCAACAAGAGGCTCCTGGTGTAACTCCAGCGCCTGTTAATAACGAAGGAGCCGTTACAGCCCCTACCGACAACTCCACACTGTTTGGCAACATACTTGACTGGCTCAGACGCAACCCAGACGCTACAGATGCGGAAAGACGGGTAGCTATGGACGCTAATGGCGTAACGGTAGCAGACGTAGCGGCAGCAACTGGGCGTGATGTTGCCGAAGTAGCTACTCGGTACGATACCGCAGGTACTACTACAGGGACAACTACGGGGAACACTACAGGAACAGCTACAGGAAATGGTACGGGAGTTACTGGTCAAGGGGACGGACAGGGTGTAGGCACAGCCGTGGGCGCTACGGTTATGCCCTTTGTATTCCCTAAAACTACTACCACTACTGTTACGCCTACTACGACTACTACCGGCCCCGGAGTAACCCCTAGCGTTACACCCGGCACTAGTACAGGAACAGGTACTGGTACAGGCGGCACCGGCATTGGAATTACGCCAAAGCCCAAGATAGAGGCTGCTCCTGTTACAGAAAGAACAACCCAGATGGTGTTTGACCCAGCCTTTAAGTTTAACAGAGACTTTGGCATGTTGGGGAACCTCCTATCTTCACAGTATAGACAATAGAGGCTGCGGTAATGAGTACATACTTAGACCTAACAAATAGAGTTCTTCGTAAGATGCGAGAAACTGAAGTGTCCTCTATAACAGACAATACCTACTCAGTCCTCGTAGGTGACTTTGTAAACGAGGCCCGTGACGTAGTACAAAGGGCTTGGTCATGGACATGCCTGAGAAGTACGCTGACGGTCTCCGCTACCGTAGGAGACTACCAGTATAGCCTTACAGGTGCTGGGGCAGACTTTCAGATACACGATGCCATTAACGATACCCAGAATGCAAGGATGCGCCAGTGGACTCCGGTAGAGTTTAATTCACGGTTCCTATTGAACTCTCCAGCCTCTGGTGCCCCTACAGACTACTGCTACCGAGGCTTAGACGCTAACGGGGACATGCAGATAGATGTATACCCAATCCCTAACGCCTCTTACACCTTAAAGTTTGATATGACCATACGGGAAGGAGACCTTGTAAGCACTACGGACACAACATCCTTGCCGGTGTACCCTATTACCTCTCTTGCGTATGCCTTAGCAGCTCGTGAGCGTGGTGAGACAGGTGGAACGGCTGCTCAGGAGTTATTCCAGTTTGCTTCTATATCTCTAGGGGATGCTATAGCCCTTGACGCACAGCATTACCCGCAAGACCTTACATGGAGGGAAGTATAATGGCGCAGCCCCTACAGAGCATTACGCTTGCTGCTCCAGGGTTCTTGGGCATTAACACACAGGATAGCCCTCTGGGGGTCGATCAGTCCTTTGCAGCCATAGCTAACAACTGCGTAATTGACCGCTTTGGTCGTATAGGTGCGCGTAAGGGCTATCAATATCTCACTACTGACGCTACCGCAATCTCAGGCGGTACGGGCCTCTACGCCATCCATGAACACATCTCCTCTACGGGAACGTCTACGATCTTCAGCACAGGACACAATAAGATACTGTCTGGCACTACTACCCTAGTAGATAGGACGCCAGGAGCCTATACAATCACCTCTAATCTATGGAAAATGGTATCCCATGTAGACCATGTATACTTTTTCCAAAGAGGCTATGAACCACTCCTGTACGATCCCACTACCGATACCGTGATGAAGATGTCGTCACATTCCCATGCTTTGGGGACACCGCCACAGGCTAATGAGGTCTTAGCTGCTTACGGTAGACTGTGGTGTGCAGACTTTACCGCTGATAAATCCACAGTTTACTGGTCTGACTTACTAGACGGTACTCGATGGACAGGTGGAACTTCAGGGTCTATTAACATACAGTCTCATTGGCCTACAGGGTATGACGAGATAGTCGCACTTGCCTCGCATAATAACTTTCTGGTTATCTTTGGTAAACGCTCTATTCTGCTTTTCTCAGGCGCAGACGACCCTAGCACAATGGCTCTTCAGGACTCTATATCCGGTATGGGCTGCCAAGCACAATGCTCGGTAGTCTCCACAGGAGATGAGATATTGTTTCTGTCATCCTTTGGCGTACAGAGCCTTGGCAGAGTTATACAGGAGAAGTCATCCCCTACTTTTGACATTACAAAGAACGTCAGAGATGATATAATAGCAGCTCTTGCCAGCGAGACTGGGCGCATTACGGCAATGTTCAGCCCAGAGGAAGGATTCTACCTTCTTAACTTCCCTACTGTAGCCATTACTTACTGTATAGACAACAGAGGTAAGGCAGAGGATGGCGCTCACAGGATAACCACATGGACAGGCATTGAGCCGCTAAGCTGCTACCGCACACAGTCAGGCCAAGTATACTTTGGCAAGCTAAGCGGTATTGCTCGGTACACAGGCTATGTAGATAACACGTCCTCTTACCTACTAGAATACTTTAGTAATCCTCTCGGTTTTGGACAACCTGCTGTTCTGAAGTTCCTAAAGAAGTTTGCGCTTACTGTTATCACTGACACTAGCATGGATGTGGTGCTTAACTGGTCTTTTGACTACAGCACAGCCTACACCAAGAGAACTATCTCCCTGACATCCGTAGCGGGTGGTGAGTTCAGTATTGCTGAGTACAGTTTGGCACAGTACGGAGGCGGTGGCGCTATTGTACGGCCCTCAGTGAACGCCTCAGGCTCTGGCTCCTTGGTTACTGTAGGGATTCAAGTAGAAGTTAACGGAGGCTCTTTCTCCATTCAGCAATTAGATATATTAGCATTACTTGGGAGGATTTATTAATGTCGGACTATACTAAGACTACAGCCTTTACAGTTAAAGACGGGCTTACTACAGGGAACCCCGCCAAGCTCATCAAGGGTGTTGACTTTGACCTTGAGTTTGACAACATAGCTACTGCCGTGGCTACTAAGGCTAATACAGCATCTCCTACGTTTACAGGGACGCTTACGGCAGCTACGATCACTGGAGGTACATACTAATGGCAAATTACTCAGGCAATCTTCTTGCGCCCAACTACAACCCCCTAGTCTCACAGCCACAGACAGGCGGGGCACCGGGGAGCCTTGTTACTATGCCTTCTGGGTACGATCCCCGGGTGTACCAGACGCAGCAGACATCGGTTCCTGGCCCGCTTGTTAATACACCTTCTGGGTATAACCCACAGGTATCACAACAGCAGACAGCGGCCCCATCGACTCCTTCTGGATCGTTTAACTGGGCAGACTTCCTCGGTAACAACCTTGGCGGTATGCTCAACGTAGGCGCTAACGCTGTCCTTGCTAAACAGGGCATTGACGACACAACAGCAGCAGGGCAGGCAAGCCAGACAGCTTTGATGAACCTGGCTGAACAGGCAAGAACTGGTGCGGAGTTTAAGCCCTATACGGTAACGGCTGGGCCTCAGGGAGGCTTTAACGCTACCAGCAGTGGTGTATCCCTGAACATGTCCCCAGAGCAGCAGGCAATGATGCAGCAGCTTCAGGGTAGGGGCATGGACTTGATGCAGGGCGCTACAGCCGATCAGTCGCTACAGCCCCGCCAAGAACAGCTTATGGGCATGTTTGATGCTATGCGGGCACCACAGCGTGAACAGGAGGCCTTGGCGTTAGAACAACGCATGTTTAATCAAGGGCGCTCAGGAGTCAATACGGCACAGTATGGCGGTACTCCTGAACAGTTTGCTTTCGCTAAGGCCCAAGAGCAACAGCGGTCAGCGGATGCTTTGACGTCAAGACAGCAAGCCCTGACGGAACAGCAGCAGCTCTTCAATGCCGGTCAGAGTATGTTCACTACCGGTTACAAGCCGCAGGAGCAGATGCTTGCGCTGATGCAGGCCTCTACGCCATACAATGAACTGGCAGCGCGTGGGCAGCAGCAGGGAGTTGTTACAAGCTCTGGGCTACAGCAGTCAGGTATCGAAGCGGGCATTCAAGGTGAACAGAGAGCCAGCAACCTACGAGAGATATACCTCCAGCAGATCATGGAGGCTATGTTTGCTCCACAGGCCGGTGGGACAGGTGGAGACACTAGCAGTCTCGTAGGCGGTCTCTTTTCAAATCTCTTTAATAAGCTTAAAGGCTAAGAGGATTCATTATGGCTGACTTACAAAGTCTGTTAGCAAATCTGTTAACTCCAGTAGACAAACAAGCGGAACTGCGCACTAAGGGCGCTGATATGATGCAGTTGCTCCAGGGTGGCGCAGGCGCAGCATCTGCGTACTACTCACCTACACGGGTGGACTCTATGAAGGGTTCCCTTGGCAGTATGTTCGGCTTGGATATGCGGGATCCTGCGCAGAAGTTAGAGGGGCTATTAAAGAATGCAGACACTTCTACAGAAGCAGGCCAACAAGAAATACTAGGCGTTGTGAAACAGTTTGACCCTGCTAAAGCCCTTGTTCTACAGCAGGCATTTTTAGAGCAGAATGCGACTAAGAAACAGCTAGATTTTACGCAGTCAATGCAGCGAGGACAGTTAGAGCTTCAACAGGGCAACCTAGCACTACAGAAAGCTCAAGAAAATAGATTAGTAGGGCAGAACGAAAGAGATATAATTGCTGACCAAGAAGCTAGAGCTGCTGCCGAAGCTAACCGAATAATACAGTCCAGGAATCTTGACCTACAAGGGCGTAGAATAGATGCCGACATCCTCAGAATAAACGCTGACGCGGAGAACAATAAAACACAAGAAAACGCCTTAGGCGCACAGGATAGAAAAGCAATACGGGACGCTTCCGCTGAGGCCCGAACAAACTTTACAAGAGCGCAGCGCTTGATAAACGTAGCCAACCAGTACGCAGTAGACAAGCCAACGCCAGGGTGGTTAGGTTCTATGCAGACTACTGTAGAGAACTTCTTAGGTCAACAAGGTGGGGAAAACATGCTCCGTGCCGAGTATGAACAGTTAAGGTCAACAGGCATCATGAGTGCATTACCTCCAGGTGCCGCTAGTGATGCAGACGTTATGCTGGCAGCTCAAGGGTGGCCTTCTTCCTATACTAATCCCGAAACGCTGGCCTCGTTTATGAAAGGCATGGCAAAAATATCCGCAATGACTGCTGAGTACGAGAACGGAAGGGCGCAATGGATGGCAGCAAATAACGGACTAGACCATGCGTATGCAGATCACTGGACGTCTATTACGGAAAGGGGCGGAGGCGAGGAGTTCTTAAAAGGCCTTTCACAAAAGTACGGTGTTGCCTTTCAGCCTGCTCTCCCTATAGAAGGGGCGGATGCAGATGTCCGAGCAGCTAATCAAGTACCCGCTCGTTAATTAAGGTATAGGAGTTTATATGGCTACTTACGTCCTACCAAACGGTAGAACCATTCAAGGCCTCTCAGAGGGCTACACCCCAGAAGAGATAAAGAACTACGCTCTGGCGAAAGGCTTTGCCACAGAAGAAGAGTATAACAAGAATCAAAAAACCGTAGCGGATTTACTGCCACTTGCTGGTGAAGTATCTGGAGGCGTAGCTGGCGCAATTTATGGTGCGGCTTTAGGGACTGCTTTTTTACCAGTAGCCGGGACAGCTTTGGGCGGGCTTATTGGCGGGGCTTTAGGAACCTTTGCAGGCTCTACGGCAGGGCAGTATGGCGAAGCAGCTATAGAGAATCGTTCAGCACAGGCAGGCGATGTGGCTACAACCGCTGCAAAAGCAGCAGCAGTAGATATGCTCTTTGGGGCGGCAGGCGCTGGCGTTGCTAAGGTTTTTAAAGGTGTTATTTATAAACCGCTAAAAGAAATGTTTACTGCTGCCCCTGTAGGGACTCCCCAGTTAAACGCTCTTGAAGCCCTACAACAAAATCTAAGTGGGTATGGCGCTACACTTCTTCCAAGCCAACTAGGAAGTAAAAGTGTAATAGGTTCTGCGGTTGAGACTTACTCTCGATCTTCGCTTATTAGTTCGGAGTTTGATAAAGTTGTTGAGGGGCAAGACCAGTACATAACAGATCAGTTTTCTAGCCTCTTTAACACTATGCAAAAGAACAGCCGAGAGGATGTTGGTAAGGCGGCTACCCAGCTTTTAAGAGATACAGAGAAAGGCTTGAAAGAAGCCGTTGACCCTTTATATGCAGATATTGACCGCTTAGGGGGTATTGACATAAGCACCACAGCAATTAAGGAGCAAGTCAATAAACTCTCAGGGGCAGGAATGGGCGGCATGGGCGGCCCTGGCACATCCGCACAACGCTCCGTTTTACAAATGATTAATGCGCTCCCTGACTCGCTAACTCCTGCGGAGGCAACCCAGCGGCTTTCTGACATAGCCCGGACTTTTGATCCTTTGCCTATAGGGGCACAAGGCACCAGAGCGCCTCCACCTCCTTTAGATGATAAAGCTAGGGGAATGCTTAATATGGCAAAAAGCTCATTAGAAGAAGCACTCTCTGGGGATAGGTTTGTTAAAACAAAAGGAGTAACCGCTATTGCATCCGCAGCCCGCAAAATGACTACCACAGTATCGGGAACGTCTGGACTGATAGGAGAGCCAAAAAAGGTAGCAGACCTCCTAGACCGTCTGCGCCCTAATATGAGTTTTTCAGAGGCTCACCAAGAGTTATCTTATTTGAAAGCACTTCAGCGGGATATGAAAGCATCTGCGGAGCCTAGCGATATGGCAGATAGGATGTTGAGCAGAGCTATTGGGAGCCTTACGGAGTCTATGGACACTGCGGCTAAGAAGTTTAGTCCTGAGTTAGCTACTAAGTACGGGCAGGTTCGCGATATGTATAGCTCAGGGTTAAAGACGCTGTATTCCGACAAGATGACTAAGATATTAAGGGAAACAGACCCTGAGTTTGTTGGTGAGATGTTGTTTAAGACCGGCTCTGTTACTTCAATAGCTGAGTTAGAGAGTGTAGTGCGCCTAGCCGACTCTCTCGGTGTGAAGGGCGGGCGGAGTGTTAGAGAGGGGCTTACCCGTGGATTCTTAGACGGTGTATTTCCTATAGGTAACGTAGAGGCGGCAGAGGCCTATATTAAAAATATGGCAGACCCTCGGTTTAAAGATACTTTTACTGCTGTAGTTCCAAAGATGCAGGCAGACCGTATTAACAGAATAGCTGCTGAGGTAGAGATACTAGGGCGACACGCCACGGGGCAGACAGGCAGCTCCTTAGCAGTGCGCTCAAGGGAATGGGGGGCAGCCTTTAAGCCTGGAAAAGCTACAAGTCTTGTAATGCTTCTTCTCCCTAGTATTGCTAAGAAAGGCCTGTCGGCTGAAAGAATGAACAGAAAGCTGGGGGCGCTGAAGGCTATGAATGCGGCAGCAAGTGCTGGGCGCACCGTACCGAAAGGTATTATTAGCGACTTTGTTTCCGATCTTGGTTTGCCAGAAGCCGGTGCGACAACAGGGTTTCTTATGGCTGCCTTGGGCACTCCTTCTAGCAATTAGGCATAAAAAAGCCCTGTAAGGTGCTGGAAACCGTACAGGGCTAAGCGGTACTACTCAGACTTTCTTATAATACTAAGCTATCCGCCTAGTTTTTCTACCAATCGCTCTATGTACCAAGTAGCCTTTTTAAGGTCTTTGACCATAGAGCCTTTGTAACTACACCGCCAAAGATACTTCATTGCATTACCTCTAAGGTATCCTTGGTACTCCTCCGCACTAAGACAGGCCTCTAAGCCCTCAATACACTCTACAGCGCCAGTGTTGTAGTGACGAGGCCGCTCTACTTCATCGTTCTCCTGTGTGCCTCCCATCTCGAACATCTTGGTAACATCACCCCTACAGTTACAGTTTGGTTGACCGAAAAGGCAATCTTTGTTATTGTCTTGTAGCATATAACCTCACTTGCGTATTGATGGTTTAGTTACTTTCTTTACTGTTCCGTACTTCTTCCGTAAAAAGCCCATACTGACTGGCAACTCATCGAAAGAACCCTTGTTTACTTCGTTCAGAATCCAGACTCCGGCCCAGTTCTTATTGCCCTGTTTGCCGAGATAGTCCTCGTAGTGCTGGTAGAAGATACCGGCAAAGAGACCTGTTACCGCCTGGCCGTTGCCCTTCCTGCCAAATGCTATGTCTCTATCCTGTACATGGCCCATAACGCAAGACATCATCTTCTTTGTCAGCAATGCTCTTGCGCTCGATACTGGCCTACCCATTGTACCACTAGTGAAAAAGTGGCTAAACAAGACCCCTTCTATCTCTACCACCTCTAGGTATGGGTATACCTCGAAGCCTCTCTCCGTTAGCCCTAAATCGGCTAATCCTATCAGTCCTTCTAGCTTGGGATCATCGTTGACTGCCCTGCTTATTCTATCCTCGTGGTTCCCTAAAGTAAAGATTAATCTAGGTTTCCACATCTTTCTATTCTTTAGCTTCTTCTGGTCTTCCTGATACATCCAGAGACCGCGTAGAAAGGCGTCCATGCCCTGTTTGCCTGCTTCTATGTCCTTGGTGTACCTACGCCCTTCAAATGCCTTCTTGCCCTTGTCATAGCTGCTGAGACTGGGCATGTCCCAGTGGTCTCCGATAAATACTATAACGTCTGGCTTTTGGTCTACTGCGTACTGCCCGGCCCAGTGTAGATGTTCAATGCCTGAACCGGGCTTTACCTGTGTATCGGGAATGACCATGATTCTCATTTGCTTATCCCTTTTTTATGGAGCCGCCAGCAGTAATAGATTAATACGGTTACGGTAATGTAAGGTACTACGCTTAGGATTGTAATCAAGTAACTCATCACTGCTCTCCACAAAAACACCACCACATTATAATCACGACAAGGAAAGGTATATACATTAAGTAACTCCTCTGGTCAGTGCCTGTACATTGTCAGGGGAAAAGAACCTGAAGCCGTTCAAGATAGCCCACTCTGCGTGGGTCTGCCGCGTACCGTCTTTCCGTCTTTGTGCCCCCGGCATTGCTACGCCAGGCTTCTGAAACACGAACACTAACTCCTCTTTGCCCTGTAGACCCTTACGGACATCTACATACTTCCTCGCCTCTGCCCTGTCCCTGAAGCGCCCCTTAGCCTCTATGTAGAGTACTCCCCCGCCTGCTGTCAGCGTGAAGTCTGGGTAGTACGTCTTCTCCTGTACATAGCTAATTGCTTGTGGGTGAAAAGCACACCCCTTTAACTTCCCTATGTGCAGATCATACTCTAACCAACTGTCGTAGCCCTTAGGGGGCTTACCCGTTCTCTTCTTTACTTTGGTGGCTGCCATATCTCTCCTGGAGTTCTGCGTAGCCATAGTAGCGTGGCATTCTCTACAACCCTGTCGTAGCTCTTATGTAGCTCTACGCACTTGTCAAACAACGCCTTGTCCGTCTTTAGCGGCTTGAGGAGCTTCTGCGCAGTTACCGGGCCGATACCTCTGATGCCGGGTACGTTGTCTGCCCTGTCTCCTGTAAGGATCTGCTTATAGAAGAACAACTGCGCTTCCCTCTCTGTGACGTAATACTTCCGAAACTTCACAAAGTTATAGTGCTGACCGGGTACTTGATCAAAGTCCTTGTCGATACTACACAGGGTATAAGCATCCCCGTAGGTAGTAGCGTCAATAGCCATTAGGTCATCAGCTTCCTCATCCTGCGAGACTGCTGCGTCCCAATCCCCAGAGGCAAGGAACTCCTTAACCTCTTTTACCAAAGGGGGCCTTGTCTCTGGACGGTTCCCCTTGTACTTCTTTGTTACACCAATAGCATCCCTGAAGTTTCCGTGTCCTGAAAGGTAGAGCTTAAGACTACGCTCTTCGCCATTCAGGTTTTCTACGATAGTACGGATGTACTCTAAGGCTATGTCACAAGCCCCTTGGACGTCACCAGCCGAAGGGGAGAAAGCGGCCCGGTATGCTATGATGTCACCATCAATACCTATCACAGAAAGTCAGCAGAGGCAAACGCTGAAGACTCTTCTTTCTTCTCTTTCTGGTACTCTACCATGTTGGTAATGACCAACTTATCCAACTGCGGGCTTACACCGCTTTTACCCTTGAAGCTCCACGAGTACGTTGACACTGTACAGTTAGCTTTAGTGCCGTTACCTACTATGCCCTCTATCGTGTCCCCATCGGTATCCAGAGGAACGATAGGGTAATTGCTCTTGCAGGTAATCATGTAGCCTGCTTCAGGGTCTTTTGGTCTTACTCGTGCTTCTACGCCCATTGCCTTTAAAGCCGTTACGGACTCTGGGGATAAGTTACACAGGTCTACCTGATACTTACCTGAGAGGTCATTCTTCTTGTCCAGCAAGGCCCATTGGAGTGTTGCTTTCAATCGTAGTATGTCTGACATAATCAATTCCTAGTGAGTTAAGGGTTCTAATGTACCGTCATTAATCCTCTTACCATAGAAGAGAATCATTAAGCGTACTGCCTTTATCAGAGACTCTACGGCCTCTCTTTCCGGTCTGTCTAACTTCGTAGCAAGGTCGCCATCTTCGCATAAACTGTTAAACAATTCAAGTAGTTCTTTTAAAACAAGCCTATCGTTATTAATTTGCATAAGCGCCTCAGTGTGTTTCAGCCCAATTATTCCCTACTTTGTACGCTCCGTCAAGAGGACAGCGTAGCTTAAAGTGCTTACCTGCCATCTTAATAGCCTCTACGCTCAGAAGCCCTACAGTCTCGGCATAGAACGCTGGTGTCTCTATCTGCCATTCGTCATGGACGTTAACTACAAATCTGTGCGGTATCTTTGCCCTGCGCAGTATGTCGGCACAGATCACTACCGCCTTCTTCATCACTACGGCACCGGCCCCTTGCAACAAGGTGTTCAGTGCCGCGTGTGCCGATCTTATTCTTATCCGTCTACCGTCCAGTCCCTTGACCGACCCCTTAGCTTGTTGGACCTGCTCCCGCAATCTCTTCAGTGCTGGCGTGTTGTCAAGGAACTGCTCTATCATAACCTGGCCCTCTCTGGAGCCTCCTCCGATAATGGAGCCTATCTTTGCTGCACCTGCTCCGTACAGGAACGCATAGATAAACGTCTTGGCCTGTGCCCTTGCCGGTAATCCTACGGCTAATTGGTTCTTGGTATGTACGTCACCCTCGACCACTTCCTGCGTGTAGGCAGCGTCACCCATGTAGTGCGCCAGCATCCTTAGCTCAAGGCCCGAGGCGTCTGCACCTACGAGCCTGTAACCCTCTGGTACACACCACAGCGCCCTACAGTCCTTGCCAAATGGTGCATCGCATCCCGGTATCTGTCCCATGTTCGGGGACATGTGCGTCATGCGGCCCGTTACAGCCCCGTTGGTTATGACCCTGCCGTGTACCCTACTATCGTCTTTAAGGTACGCAAACCACTGCGCTATCTGGCTCAGTCTCTTGTGTAACATCAGGTACTCTACCATCAGGGACGTCAGCGGGTGTTTAATACACTCTAGTACCGTTTCGTCTACCTTGAAGCCACCGCCAGGAGTCCTCTCCGTTAAGTGGCCTTGAAGCCCTAACTCGAACAACCGCTCTACAATCTGATACCGTGAGTTTATATTGAACTCTTCCGGCAGAACCTTCAGAGGCTTCTGCGTCTTGATAGAGTACGCTTCCGCCAGCGTAGGCTTAAACGTATCCCGCAGGACTCCTTCGATCTCTTCAGCCCTTACCTGTAAATCGAACTGTAAAGATAGTGCTGCTGTACGGTCAAACAGGAACCCGTTACGCACCTGCTGCTCAATGATGCAGGCTACCTCGTGTTCTAGCGTCCTACACCCGTCAGAGTACCCTTCGTTGTTCAGTAGCCGGGTAAGATGATGATACAGCCTCTCGGTCAATGCTACGTCCCTGTGGCAGTAGTCCATCATTTCCTGGCAGTAGCCCCCATCGTAGTCAGTAAAGTCTCCCTTGGCGAAGCCTAGTCGAGTACCCCAAGCCGCCAGAGAATGCCCGCCTTCGATAGACGGATCGTAGAGCCTGCTTAGTACTAAAGTATCTACTAACTTATGCTCTGGTATGGTTACGCCCCAGACCCTAGCTAACACAGGGGCGTCAAAGCCTACTATGTTATGGCCTGCTACACTCTCCACCGAGTCTATCAAGGCCTGTAAGCCTGTGGAGTCCGTAAAGGATGCCGGTACTCCATTCAGGCTTACGCCCACGCACCAGATGGTGTCATGTGCCCTTGTAGTTTCAATGTCTAGGAATAACATATTTGTTACCTTAGTAAGTAGGTATTGTACACAGCAACTTGGTTTTCCAGTCTGCCGGACTGTTCCCGTAGGCCATGTACACTCTAGCGCCTGAGTACGGGTGTAGCCCGCTTGGGACTTCTACAGGATACAGTAGAGCCTGCTCGGTCAGCAAGAGCTGTTTAAAGACTGGTATCTCTACCGATGCTGGAACCCAAGTCTTATCAGCCCTCTGCGCCAGTAAAGGCCCGTACCCATCTATCTTAGTCGGATCCGGCAGCCTGGCACCTACCCAGACATTGGTGGTCGTGCCTAGTTCTTCCTCCGTTGGCTGTATCCTAGCAGATATCCAGAACCGTGTGACCTCCTCGAAGTATATGCCAGAAGGCTCCCTCAAGCCCCAGTTATTAAACGTGCGGATCATCCATGCTTCGCAGAATGCCTCATCAACGATGGAGTACGGGAACCCGCCAAAGCCACCATCGCCCCAATCCTTGCCCCATGAGTTCTGTATAAGGAACTTCTGCGCTGCGTCATCGTATCCTATGATGGTCATGAAGTGCCCGCCTATGGGCAGCCCGCCCGGTAGCCGGGACATGCACACATAGTCCTGTTCACGCCACGGCCCTGACATTGTGCGTATTGACTCCGTTACCTCAAAAGCTATGCCAACAGGGAAGCCCTCGTTCAGGCAGGCTTTTATAACTGTTATCTTGTCGGCTGTTTCACCGCCTAGCCAACTTGTAGAACCAGGCCGTATCACCGCCTCGTATCTCTGCACATACATATCAGCGGCAGCGTACATCGAGGCAGGCGGCCTCGTGTACTGTAACGCAGGCTTATAGGGGTACAAGGACTCCGCCATCACACCGTACCGCCTGAGCGTCTTGTATATGTCCCTCGTGCCTAGTCCGTCTTCCAGGAGGCGGCCCTCGAAGTGCTTGCAGACCGTGTAAGCAAACATCCTGCTCAGGTCTACGCTGTGCCCGTGGGACTTAGCCAGCCACTCACACTGACTTAGCGCCCCGTTAGCTACGCAAGAGCCGACATCTAGCTGATCCTCTACTTCTTCCACGTTCGGCATCAGGTCTACCGCCTGTGCAAACTGGGACGGTATGATTTTCGGTGCGTACAAGATGTCTCGTATATCGAGTAAAGAGAACCGCGTATTAACTGTATAGTTTTTCATTTCACTTGCTCCTCTATCGTTACAGTGTGTTTAGTTGGTGCCTTCTCCTGCTCTAGCTCCTCGAATTCCTTCAAGTCCAGGCGCTCAAGAACCCTAAACTCTGTCTTTATGGGGGTGTAGCAGCGTTCGCACAAGTCTAGGAACTCCTTCGACACAGCATACCGCCTTGTGGCCTCGAAGTCCGATAGTGCGATGTTACAAGCCAGGCATCTCATGTTACGTCCTCTGCGGGTACTGGCTGGGCCTTGATGTACTCTATGGCCTCCCTGACAATCTCTTGCTTGTCTTCCCCGTGGTGGCCGAAAAAGAGCCAGTCACCTAGTATGTTCATTTTATCAATCAATTTGTCGTTGCTCATGTGAAGTCCTCGCCCAGTTCGACCATACGCCCGGTATGCTCATTATAGTGGAGTTGACATGCTACACCCGTTTTACCCACAAGTCTACTCTTCAGAACCCGCAAGGACACTGTATTCCTTGCCACCTCGCTGTCGGCCTGACTGTCCCGCTCAGCCGCTATTACCGCATCGGATAGTTGCGCTATAGCCCCTGATCCTCGCAAGAGTGATAGCGTAACAGGTGCCCCGTTCTCTAGCGGCTTACCGTCCGGGCGGGTCAGGTGAGAGACTACATGGACACTACACCGTGTTTCCTGTACCACTTCGGTGCGGAGCCGTGTCATAAGCTCGTCAATCGTCTGTCGTTCGTTCACGGTTGCCGAGCCGGATATAACAATGCTGATATGGTCAAGGATCACTAGGCGGCATCCCATAGCCTTTATGAAATACTTCAGCCGGCTGATGACGTTATCTATCTTATTACTGCCGAAGTGATCCCATAACTGAACACGGCCTTCTCGTGTCCCTAGCGTGTCAAACGCTCCGCGCAGCTCCTCCTCGGTATAGTGTACACCGTCTAGGTGGATCGGTTTACCCATGACAAGCCCCGCAAGGCCTCTAGCGGTACGCTCCGGAGTCTCCTCCAAGAACGCCAGCCCTACCTTTATGTCCGTAGACTGCAAAGCGTGGTTGACCACTTCGCGTAGTAGCGTGCTTTTACCTATCCCTGTTCCTGCGCACCATGTCACCAGCTCGGCCTCTCTGATCCCTCTCAGCATCCTGTTAAGCCCTTGCCAAGGATACTTCAACGTTGGCTCGGGTACTGGCGTCAGCAGTGCCTCGAACAGGTTTTCCATCGGTACGATACCGTCAGGCGCATACTGCTCTGACTGCCACCACTTCTCGGTAAAGAGCCTCTCCTTCCCGGCCTTCAGGTAGTCGCTGGCGTCTTTCATGTCCCCAGCATGTCGCATTATCTTGCACTTAGTGCCGAGCAATTCCGATACCTCTGCCGCAGCCCGCTTTCCTGGCTCGTCAGCATCGAAGCATATTACTACGGTCTCGAAGCCCATCAGCCACTCATAAGCCGCCTTGCAGTCTGCAAAAGCAGATGACGCGCCGTTGCGGATCGAGACTACAGGGTACTTACTCCCTGTCATCTGGTACACCGCCAGCGCGTCTTCCTCGCCCTCCGTGATCGTCAGATACTTGCCGCCCGTGAAGAGTTGCTGACCGAACAAGCCTGCTTTCTTCCAGTCTCCTACAATGTTAAATTTCTTGTCCGGGTACCTTATCTTCGCGGCTACCGGCTGGATCGTGTTGCCCGGCTCGAAGTATCCGTATGTAGTCTTGTCTGGGCCATAAAAGACACGGTATGTCTGCGCAGTCTCTGCCGTGATCTTGCGCAGAGGGTTGGCGCGGTACTCGCCAGTAGCTAGCAAGGTCTCAAGTGTCGCTAGTGCTGGTTTCGGTATGCCTACTACGTCAGCCCGTAGGGGCCGAGTAGTCTCTGTGTCAGCGTCATGCTTGCCGGTCTTTGCACAGCTATGACAATAGGTTGACATGTCCTGATTGATCGTTAAACAGTCACTGCCACTACATGCCGGACACGGTTGATGTATTGCGTAGTAATCAGACATTTTTATATGTCCCCGCTTCAACCATGCAGCCGACCTCATATTCCAAGTCAATCTCTAGTACACAGTAAACCCGCGCAGCTTCAGTGATACTCAGCGTCTGTTCGCTAACATCCCGAGCGGCCTCTTGCAAACACCTACCATATTCGTAACCGTATCTAACCATAATTAAACATCCCCATAAAGGTAGTTGTTGACAGCTTTTCCGTTAGTGCTAAAATGCCTTAACGTCTTTAGCGTTTTAAAACAATTAAAAATCTTTACTCTTTCGCCTTAACGTCCGCGACAGCGGCCTTAACGTGTCTACTTCGTACTCCTCGGTATATCCAATCGGATAATGTATGGATAGACATGTCCAGGTCTTTAGCGTATTGTTTCAAACTAATACGCCTTTTCTTGCCCTTCCATCCCGCTACTATAGCAGCAACCTCAGCATCCGTCCCTATCTTTTTCATTGTTAGAACCCCACCCATGAGCTGAAGCGCCCATCTTTACCACTCTGGTACTCCTCAAGAGATACCCTCGGGAGCTTGGTTTTGCCCTCCGGAACGCTGTACGTCATCGGGGGCAATACCGTGACCTTTCGGCCCGCTGCCTTGAAACTGTTATAACCGTCCAGCGCCTGCGCCCGTAACCGTGTTTTCTCTTCCTGCCTGGTATCTGTCAATATTGTAGCCATGTTGTTTTTCCTTTGTTGTTAATAAATGTTTACTAGTATGCCACCGCTTGGTAGCACAATGACGGTAGTGTGGTTTTGCAGGTCTTCTACCGTAATATCATGGTCTTTATATAGCTCTTCTTCGTCTGTGTAGTACGTCCAATCACAACACATTGCTATGACGTCCGCTTCCCCCTCGGGATCAAGCCGGTCGTACCAGTCAAATAGAGCCGACCAGCCCTCGCGTGTTAGTTGTTCCATGCGGCCTGTCTGTTGGACTAAGTATAAAAAGGCACCCTCGTTCAATGTGATTTTCATTATTGATTCCTTGTTGTTGTTGTAGTGTGTTTCGGCGGTAATTCAAGTCTACCACCGCATTCTTTGCATGCCGTCCATGCTGGCGCGTCATCCGTGCCAACAACCCATATTAGCGCACAATGCTGGCACTCTAGGTCAACCGTGCGGATTACCAGCCAGTCCGTTGTATCAATTCTGTGTCGCATAGGCCACCTCATTTTGATAGTCCGATTCGCCCGCGATGCCAAGGGCAAGGATGATAAAGATAAAAGCAATCAAAGCAAACCTTCCGGGATTTCGGTCTCGCCACTTAATAAACTTAGTCATTTTTCAGTCCTCAATTGTTCCGGTGTCGCGGCATCAAGCAGTAGCTGTCTAACCTCCGCAGCCAGGTGGGCGCGTACCCATCCCAACATGTCCACTTCATCGTCGCGGGCATCTTCCAGCGCCCTGTCTGGATCGGGCCTGATCCAGTGCCGGTCACGTTCGTTGTCGTCTTCGTCACCATGACATTCGTTTCCGTTGCTCATCTTATGCGCTCCTGTTTTGTGTGTGTTATTTCTATTATCCACACCATTGTGTAAACAGTGTGGAAATGTAGCGTTATTTAACTGATTTATATGTTTAATAACCGAATAACTTTTTCCATCTTTTTTCCATGCGCTGGGTATGCAATAACTGCCACATCTTTTGACCAACAAGCCCGACAAGTGCCGCATTTCCCCTCTCTTTCGTATGCTCTGCAAACCGATACCATAGCAGTATCGTCGCCAGCGTAAGGTGTGATTGTGCTAGTCGTTTTGCCCGGTATCGTCTCACCTGTTACGCTATCTGAACTATAGCGAACAACTACATTCGATAAGTTTTCCATTGATTCAAATACGGGTAAAAACTTGCTGAATTTATGCATTCTTGTGGGCAACCAATGTTTCACCCAATGTGTTAATTCCATAACCTCTAGTATCTTTTTAGCAAGTCTTAAATCGTATACATCACCGGAATCGAACCATCTAAAATACCGTTCATTATCAAGGGCCTGTACCATATCTTGCACCCATGCTTCACGTTTCCAGTCTATCTGGTTAGACAATCTTGGTGCTTTGACGTTCGGGTATCTGTAGTTCCCTTGCGTTGCATAGCAGCCTTTACAGGCGTCCACTAGTGAACCATCGGCTTGCTTGCTGCCCGGACAAGTATCTAGTGCTTGTAGTGACCATGACTTGCACGGCATCTTTGAAGCTTTGCTTAATTTAATCACGGTTGATTCTCCCATAGCTTGCTTGCATCTTGATAGTCGGCAACACCTTGCATGTACGCCTCTGACATAATAGTCCTCATGGCCGCGCGCATATCATCAATACTCTTTTGCATTGTGTAGTGCCGTAAAGCTGATCCGCTTGCTTTTAAGACGCTGTCTATTGCTTGATCGACTCTATCATATGATTTCATATTCTTATTCCCCTAGTACTGTTATTGATAAACCCCAATACATGGGATTCGAGCCGGTCTTTGCTAGTAGTATTAATATCTAGCCTATGGCACCCAGTGGCGCCTGAAATGTAGAAGTTGCTTCCCTCCAGGGTTACAAGTACAAAGTACCTGGCGGGGTTAAGTAAATCTCTAACTACTTGTACTGCCTGGCGCGCCTCTGCTTTATTCATTTTCTATGCTCCTGTTAATGTGGTATTAAGGGGGCTGGCGCCCCGTGTCGGTTAGTAAATTGATCGGCCCAGCAAGGAGTTTATATCGTATCCGTGTTGCTCGGCGCGTAAACCTGCGGAACTAGCGGCTGATGCGTGCATTGCCACCCAGTATGCAGACGATCCCAGTACTTCATGCTCTGAATTTTCGCTGTCTGCTCCTGCGTCAGTAAGGTCGCCAAGATACTGACCTGTTGTTGCCGCCGACCAGACGGCGTCAATCTCAGAAACCAAGGTTTTGTAAGCTGCGACTGCTTTTTCTTTAGCAGCGCACTCAATCATGTAGGTTGCGAAGTCTGCGTCTGTCATTTTCTGCCCCTTGGTTTGTTTGCCTGAGTGGTCTATTATCCACATAATTGTGCAAACAATGTGGTGAATATAACTCTTTTGTGCAAACAATATGGAACGTATAAATATAATTAAACCATACCGACTATTAAGGCGCGTACGTGTGCGCGTAGCAAAGACCGTGCCAACTATGCACCATGCAGCTATCGTGCCAACTATGCACCATGCAGCTATCATGCCAACTATGCGGCATATGCTAGGCATAGGCGCTATGGTGGCTATAGCGTGGCTATAGCGTCCCGCATGGACTCTCACGTCCCGAACGGTACGGTACGGCCTGATACGGTACGGCATAGGCCTGTGATATGCTGGTACCCGAACGGTACGGTACGGTACGTGTCCGAACGGTACGGGACGGTACGGCAGCGACCCGAACGGTACGGTACGTGTACGATCCGAACGGTACGGTTGCACCGCGATGGTGCATAACCTGGAGCGTTAACGTTAAGGGGACCGAACGGGACGGTGCGGTTAACGTTAAGGAGACCGAACGGGACGGTACGAGACCGAACGGGACGGTACGGCAGACGATAAAGGGGGCCGGGGGGCCTCTATGGTATCTTGTAATTATAGTAGTACCACTGCGGATACAAAATAGTGGATTATTAGGAACCGAACGGCCCTTCTAAGCCTGGTATATCCTAGTTACTAAGTAGTTGATAACTATGAAGTTCCTAATAGTCTAAGGCGGGCTGCGGAGGTCAGCATCTCCCATGGAGACCCGCCAGATAAAGATCATCCCTGGGGTGTTGCCATAGCTGTCCCTTGACAGTGCTAGCGCTACCGTCTGGACATGTCCTAGCTGTCCCTTGACAGTGACTAAGTTGTTATAACCATATATTTATAACCCTATTGTAAATATAGCTTGACAGAATTGCATAGTAGTGTTATAATATATACCATACAGTAGTTCTTCTGCGCCTTAGCGCTAATTCATTTATATCTTTTAACCTTTAGCACCTAAGCGACCATGTACCAATATCCTTAGATATAGACGGTTACCACCAACCATATAGTACTATATAGTACTGAGTTATTATATTTA